ATCCCCATTTACAGGCACCATCGTTCAACCGACCGATGTTTCATACTACGCCTTAACATTCTCAACCAACCAAACACTCTATTGGCCAACTGTTGTTAATCAAACAGAAGTACCATTGGCTCGTGTCATGGATTGCTCTGCATCTACCACTGGCTTATCTATTACATTCCCAGCGGGTAATCAAGGTACCCTTGGCGCTGATGTACTTATTAGAAACCAAGGTGCCAATACATTTACAGTCAAAGATAATACCGGTTCTGCTATTGTTTCTATTGCACCTGGCGTATGTTTATATTTCTATCTTGTTGACAATACAACCGTTGCGGGTGTGTGGCACAACATTACATTTGGTGCAGCAACCTCGACAGCAAACGCTGCAAGTTTAGCAAGCTACGGATTAACCACAACCATTGCGGGTCAATTAGCGACATCTGATAATGTAGTGACCGTATCAACATCACCAACATTTTCTGAAACAAGCCGCGCATCTACATACGTATGGACATCAGGTGCGGGATCATTTAATTTACCTATCCCATCCACTTTAAACTCTGGTTGGTACGTGGGATTCAGAAATGGTGGGACGGGTGCGTTAACTATCACCCCACCAAGCCCAGCAACCATCAATGGTCAATCAAGTATTATTACTAATCCAGGTGACTCCGGTATTATCCTTTACAATTCATCGGGTGGTAATTATTTTACTGTGGGTTGGAACGTACCCGCTAACGTAACATTCTCTGCGGCAACATATGATGTAGATAGCATTGTAGGTAATGCATTTAGCTTAGTATCTTACGCTCCAATTATTCAAACTTATGTAGCATTATCCGGTACTAGAACATCAACACTTACCGTAACACTACCTAATATTACTCAATTATACGTATTAGTTAATAGCACGACATCAAGCGCATATAATATTACATTTGCAATTTCTGGATCATCTTCTACTTTTGTATTACCTGCAAGTACAGTGGCCACAATTGTAGTGGACGCTGGAATTATCTATCCAATTACTCAATCCACAACATCAACATACTTTGCAAGTAATGGATCACAAACTAATCCATCATTTTCTTTTACAAGTGATATTCATACGGGTATGTATTTACAAGGTACAAGTAAACTAGGATTAACAGCTAATAGTGTATTAATGTTAAATATTGATAATACCAATACTGGAAGCCCTCAAATATCAACACCAGCAACATTAAACGCTGGATTAATACCAGGTGGAACATTCTAAATGGCGGATCAACAACAAGTTGAACCACAGTACAATGAAGTTTATACTCTAGGTGTCCAGCCCGGTATAAAACGAGATGGTACCACATTTGAATCACGTGAATATAGTGATGGTGTTTGGTGCAGATTTCAACGCGGTGTGCCCAAAAAAATTGGTGGATATACTGAACTAGCAACCACATTCAATGGCATCCCACGTGGCATGGTTATGAATGGGTACAATGGTGTTAACTATGTATTCTCAGGTAACCAAAATGGTTTAGATGTATTTACCACAGGCCAATCTTTTGGTATTGGTAGTGGTCCATCAGTAGCTCAGTTTGAAGTAGGGTACTCTCCATTTACTGTTACTAAAGTAACGAACTCATCATTTACTATTTCTGGTGCGGATCGTACTGCTCAGTTTTATACAGGATCTAATTTTGTATTTAGTCAATCCACAAATCCTACATTTTATTCTGTAACATCATCATCCTATAATTCTGGTACTACAACGACAACCGTTAATTTTTCCCCAAATAACAGTGCGTCATTTACACAAGTTTATTTAGCAAATACTTATTTTAAAGCGGATCCTAGATTACTGTGGCAGTTTGATTATCAGTATAATCCCCAAGGTGGCGCACTTAATTTAATTACACACCCCGGACTTAACTTAAATTCTATTGATAACGGTGTGGCAACACAGGTTTACATTGGAAGCACACTACCTAATTCAAGTAATCAGTGGGTATTTACAGGATTAGCAGATACGACAGGTGTAGCCCCAACCTATAAACCTATTGTGGTTGATGGTGGCGTTTGTGTGCTTCACCCATTTATATTTGTGTACGGATCTAATGGATTTATTGCAAATAACAATGTATCCACAACCTACACTAATCAAACACTAACCGACTGGAATGGTACATTTGCCAACCAAGTTAACGTTGCTACAGGTAAAATTGTAAAAGGTATGCCTGTGCGTGGTGGTACAGCGTCGCCATCAGGTTTATTCTGGGCTACAGATAGTTTGATTCGTGTCTCATTTGTAAACAATCCTCCAGTCTATTGGCAATACGATATCATATCAAGTGAGATATCAATCATGTCATCAAGCGCTGTGGTTGAAATGGATGGCGTTTATTTCTGGATGGGTGTTGATAGATTCTATGTTTACAATGGTCAAGTGAATGTATTACCTAATGATAAAAATGTAAACTGGTTATTTGATAATATTAATTATACTCAACGTCAAAAAGTGTGGGCCACAAAAGTTCCTAGGTATAATGAGATTTGGTTCTTCTACCCACGTGGTGGCGCTACGGAATGCACTGATGCAATTATTTATAATGTAAAAGATAAGATCTGGTATGACGCTGGGCAGGCAGAGGGTGCTCAAAGATCGAGTGGGTTTACAACAGAGGTTTTTCCTTCCCCCATTTTTGGTGGTTGGAATTTTAATGTATCCTACAGCTCCCCTAAAAATGTCATTGCGACACCTACAGGGCAGTCTGCAGCAACAGCATTTCAATTTTATTTATTGGGGGATCAGTCAACACAATTTTCCCCTGGTCAGTACGTAACATTATCTAATACATCCCCAACAGCACCTAAATACTTAATTACATCAAGTCAATTTATTATTAATACAACCATAGGTATGCCAGGTGCTACATTAGTCACTGTGGCTACTACTTTTGGATCATCACCATCTGTAGGTACACCCATGTACATTATTAGTGGAGGGTATGGTATTTGGCAACATGAGACAGGATTAAACAAAGTATCCATTAATAGTGAGGATGCTATTTATTCTTCTTTTGCAACTTGTGATATTAGTTGGGTAGGTGGAACACCCTCAGAAGATACATCCACAGGTATTAATCGTCGTATGCACTTACGTCGTGTTGAGCCAGATTTTGTACAAAGTGGTCCAATGACTATGACAATTTATGGTCGTAAGTTTGCGCGTGGTCCTGAAGAAGATTCTGGTCCTTATGTATTTACAGCAGATACAGAAAAAATTGATTTAAGAGTAGAGCACCGAGAAGTTAGATTAGAGTTTGAGTCTAATACGATTGATGGTAATTATGAAATGGGTCGATTATTAATCACCGCAGAGTACGGTGACGAAAGGCCATAGTGGCTAATTTAGTTCAGCCCGTATTTCCTTTTGTACCACAGTACACAACATGGGAAAACTTTAACGGTAATATTGTTATGTTCTACGGCCATGAGCCTATTCCATATAGTAAGGAAGAGGACTGGCAGTCAACGGCTAGGAACATCACTCAACTTCCAACATTTTCAAGTTATACCGTGCCAGATCCAAGTCTATATGACAAATGGGAGGATTGGGCTAATCAATTTGTGCTAATTATCAACGGTAAACCCCCACAATAATGGGCGTAAAAATGCCAATTTGTGCATTAGTATACCTAGATGATAACCTTTCAAAAAGAGCCCGGAAGTGTCTTTTTACCTGACGCTAAAGACCTATTTAAACTGCATGCTAATGAAGCATCAGAGCACTTAGATAAGATACCACTCGATCCTAATTTTGAGCAATATTTTAAATTAGAAGAACTCAATAAAATAGAAGTTCACACTGCCCGAGATGATGGCAAATTAATTGGTTATAGTTTGTGGCTACTTGGTAGGCACATACATTACAAAAAAAGTTTAACAGCAACATCCACACTTATATACTTATTACCACAGTACCGAAATGGCACTACCGGTTTTACTTTTATTAGGTGGACGATAGAAGAAATTAAAAAGAGGAAACCACAAAGAATCTTAATGTCGGTCAAACCAAGCAATGATTTTGGTAGACTATTAGAAAGATTGGGTGGCAATTATTTTGAAAAAGTGTATTCATTTGTATTGGAGTAAGTAATGGGTGATTTTGTACCAGGCAGCGATTTTGTACCAGGGAATGATATTGTACCGGGTGTATCTGATGTATTGGGTATTGATCCTAGTGCGGGTGTTGATCCATCACAAGGCGATGTAGGCAATACAGGTACTGCCGATACTACAACAACACCAACAGATACAACTGGTAGCCCATATGGTAGTGGTACAACTACGAATACTACCGGAGGTCCTACAGATATCGGATCTCCAGCTATAGGTACCCCTACAGAACCTGGCGGCGGTGGTTGGACACCTCCTACAGGTACAGATCCAGTTAGTGTTGCAGCTAACCAAATTGCTAAAACCGCTGGAAATTCTGCAGCTCAAAGTTTTATTAATAGTATGTTAGGTAATGCTGCTAGTACTATAGGTCATGCTATTACAGGAGCTACGGGTACAACAGGTAAAGTTGCTAATACTACAGGTGTTGGTGCTCAATCTCAAACACCTAATAATTCATCAAATAATCGAATCAATTTAACTCCAGGTTTAACACAAGCAACTTCAATTCCAGCAAGTGAATTAGGTGGTGTATTTAGCGCAATTCCTACTATTATGGGATCAGCTCCAGTTAGTTTTGGTGCATATGCTGAAGGTCATCGCGTTGAAGAACCTGTTCAACCTACAGAAGAACATGTGCCTGAATTCTATAGCGAAGGTGGTTTAAAACATACATACGTTCAGGGAGATGGTGATGGTACTTCTGATAGCGTGCCAGCTATGTTGGCTAATGGTGAGTTTGTTATTCCTGCTGATGTGGTCTCATCTTTAGGTAACGGTAGTAATGATAGTGGTTCAAAAGTATTAGATGAATTTTTAAAAACAATTCGCGAACATAAAACTAAACATGAATCTGATAAATTACCGCCTGACAGTAAAGGCCCGCTTGCTTATTTAGAAATATCAAAAACTAAGGTAGAAAAATAATGTCTGGAATTAATAGCTTAATCTCTGATACCACCTCACAATCCACCACAATGCCAGCTTGGTTTGACCAAGCTCAACAAAATACTGTTAATCAAGCATTAGCTGGTGCAAGTCAAGTTCCTCAATTTCAAAATACAGCAGGTGGTGTAGCTGTTAATAATTTAACAGGTGCATCTAATCCATTTACACAAGCCCAAGGTACTTTAAGTTCAATTGCGCAAACAGCTGCAACAAATCCTTGGATTACTAATCCATCAACAGGTGCAGTATCTCCTAATACTGCAACTCCATTAGGCGGATTATTTCAAGCTAATGAACAACAACTTCAACAACTTATTCCTCAAACAGTGGCTCCATCTAATGCAGAATCTATTTCAAGTGGCCAATTTGGTAGTCTTCGTAATCAAACAGCTGCAGATACAGCAATTGCTAATGCTCAAGCTCAAATGTTGCCTGGCGAATATCAAGCTTTTTTAGCTAATCAACAAACTGGTATTAATGCAGCTACAGGATTAAGTGGTGCTGGTGCTCAAGGAACTGCAGCAGAAACTACTTTAGGTCAAGCACAACAAAATGCTCCATTAGCAGGAGTTAAAAACTTAGCTCAAATTTTAGGTGCTACACAAGTTCCTACAACAACAACGCAATCAGCTTCATTATCACCTTTATCACAACTTCAATCATTAGGTAATTATCTTGGTATGACTCCAGGTCAAATGGTAGGTGCGGCAGGTAATGCTGTTACTGGCCTTTTGGGATCTTTATTTGGAACTAACACTTCAAATAGTGCAGTATCTACTATTCCAAATACTGCAACTGAAGGTCAACCAGGATATGGTTGGCAATATTTCTCAGATGGTACATCTATTTCACCAACGGGTCAATATTACCAAGGTGGTTCACTTATTTATGATCCAAGTAATCCATCTGGTGCAGCTTCTACTAATCCGGATATGAGTCAAATTAATACAACAGGTCAAACAGATTCATCTGGAGGCGGATATGATCCAAATGCTATCCCAACAACGGACTCAACACAAACGTTTGATCCAAATGCACCAGGAATAATAGTTAATTAGGAAAATATATTATGGGATTAGATTTTTTATCAGGACTATCGGGTATCAGTACTTTAATGGGTTTAGAAAACTTAGCAAAGAAACCTACTGAATCTGCTACTCCAACTTCTAATTCACCTACATCGTCGTCCTCAACTCCATCTGGAGGCCTTACTACAATCACAGGCCCTGGTGGTAAAAAAATTGTAGTGGATCAATCATCATCAGATCAAATTTATAAAAATTTACAAGACCAATATAATTTACGTAATAGTGAATTTGCTGATTGGCAAAATAGAATGCAAGCAGCACGTGCTGCAGCTATTCCTAATTTACATGGTGAATCCTCTGATGCCCAACTTGCATTAAGACAACAACAAGAAACAGAACGCAAAGATCGTCTTGCTATGCTAATGGATATGGCAGCTATGAAAGGTTCTCAAGCACAACAAAATCTATTAAGAAATTCACTTTCTGGTGGGCCTAATATTTCACAAGGTGTAGGTACTATAGGAGATCAAACTCAAAATGTAGTATCTGGTGGTGCGGCTTCCGTTATACCTCCGTATGCACAAAAACAAATTAATGATATGGTGAATGCAGGGGATATTGATGCCGCTTTAAAATTAAAAAATGAAATTATTCAAAAAGCTGCTGAAAAACGTCAAGATTTTGAAAATAATGCTGAAAGCCTTAAACAACAAACTTATTGGATTGTTGATCCTATTACTCATGAAGGTCATGAAGAAACACTCACACCTAAAGAATATAGAGCATTAACTGAAAATTCAAAAAATCCTTTATATAATCCAGTTGCTCCCCCAGTTCCAGTTTCAGCACCTACAAATAAACCTGAATTAAAAAATGATGATGTTTTACAAACTGTTAAAAAAGGTATTTTTGGACAAGAAAGCTCATCAGGATTAAATCCCAAACCTAGCGTAAATGGAGCATTAGGTCCAATGCAAATTACTCCAGCTACATGGGAAACTTATGTTAATCGAGGCATTATTCCTAAAGAATGGGATATTAATAGCCCAAATCAAAACAAACAAGCTGGTGAAAAAATTGTTGACTATCTTTACAATCAATATAATGGTGATGTTGATAAAACATTAGCTGCTTATCATGGTGGTGAAGGTGCTGTTGATAAAACAGGAGCTATTAAATTAAATACTCCCGATGGATTAGGTGTTACTAACGCTCAATATATTTCTGATGTTCGTAATAAAGCTGGTTTAAATAAAACTGAAATTGTTACAGATGATGTGCTTAAAAATTTACCTAAAGATGTTCAAGATAAATTAGATAATGTAAAAACAGAAGATGAACATAATGCTATTTTAAATAATTATAAAGCATCACTTGTTCCTACAACTCAATTTACAGGTCAAAATGTTAAAGTAGCATCTGCTGATAACAAACCTATGACATATTCTGAATATAAGAATCAATTAGAAGTAGAAAAACAAAAAAAATTAGCTAATATTCAAGTTAAGAAAACAAGTGATATTAAAAATGTAGAAAATGCTGCTACAGATTTAAAGAAAATAAATGATATTGCATTAAAAGCTGATGATACGGCAGAAGCTGCAAATTCTATTATTAATTTAGCATCTAATCCGCAAAAACAAAGATTATTTGCCCCTCAAAATCAAGACACAAAAGCAGCTTCAATACTTAATGCCACATCTGGTGTCCGTGGGGTTGGTAAAATTGCTGAAAATTTAATTACCAAAAATCCACAAACAGGAATTTACAGTCCTCAAGATATTGCTGAAAGAAATATTATTCAATCTAATGCTACTAAATTAGGTATTGATTATGCAAACCAAGCTTTTTCTGGTACTCGTATGACCAACGGATTTACTAAATTGGCTCAAGAAGCTAAAGGTGTAGGTGCAGATATTCCTTGGCAAACAAATTATATTAATGCTGTTGCTATTAGAGAAAAAGCTCAATTTAATAAAGCTGCTGCAAAAGATTATTACAATTATCAAAAAGAAAATTTAGATAAAAATAATTTTGTTACATTTACTGATTATGTCAATACAGATCGTTTTAAAAAATTAGAAGATGCAACACATGAAAGATTAGTAAAACAATTTCCTTCTTATTTTAAACCTTCTGATGAACGTCCAGATATTGGAGTTCATTTATTAAATACTCCTGCAGGAGAAAATAATGTTTCAAATAAATCTGAATCGAGTTGGGATAAATATAAGGTTAAAAGATAATGGCTGAAGATTATTTTAATACACAAGAAGCTTTAAAAGAACATCCTGAATCTGATATAGCTAAACATCTTGCAGAAATTCATGACATTGATCGTGAAGCTTATTTAAAAGATGGTAAATCAGATAAAGACTTTATTCAAGAATTTGATAAAAGACCTATTCCTAAAAAAGTAGAAGAGTGGAATGGTATTCCTGTATCAGCTCCAGAGGAAACTCCTCCATCTGTAGGCGCTGTTGCCGGATCTGTACTCGGAGGTTCCGGAGCATTAGGTAAATTTGGAATTAATTCTATTAAGAATCTATTTACGCCCACAGCTCCTCCTGCTCAACCAGGTCCAACAAATGCAGCTGCAGAAAGTCAAATTTTATCTGAACATGGTTTCCACCCTGGTGCTACAAGCAATGCTGTTTTTAATGAAGAACAAGCGGCTGCCAATAAATTACATCAGGGATTTAGAAATGTGCCTGGGTATGATGTAAAAGGCAATATGAGAATAGCTACTCCATCATCATTAAATGTTGATGAATATGCTGCCGAACAAGCTGCTAAAAAATTAGCAGAAGATAAAGCTAAACAAACATTGTGGCAAAAAGCAGGGCCAGTATTAAGAGATATTAAGTCCGGTATTCCAGTTTATGCTAAAAATTTATTTACTGGAATATCTAGTCCTTTATCATTAGCTGCCACTGGATATAATGCTGTTGATGCATCAAATCAATTTAATAAAGGTAATTATGGTAGAGGTGCATTGGCTACATTAGGTGCTGCAGGAGCATTGGCTTCTGAATTACCTCCATCTGCTTATATTCCTGAAGATATTGTAAAATATGGTGGTTTAGGTATTTCTATGTTAGCACCCTATCTTAATAGAAAAATAGATGAATATTATGAAAAGCATCCCGAACATAAACGTGATGGTGGTTTGATTCACTTATACGGAGAATAATTATGGCAACAAAACCTGGACTTTATGCAAATATTCACGCAAAACAAAAACGCATAGCCGCCGGTAGCGGTGAGCGTATGCGTAAGCCTGGATCTAAAGGCGCACCTACCGCGCAAGCATTTAAAGAATCAGCAAAGACTGCTAAACCAATGAAAAAGGGTGGCCCATCTTTAGCTGTAGGTCGTGGTGAAAAGTTACCTGTATCTAAAGGTGCAGGACTTACTGCCAAAGGTCGTGAAAAATATAATAGAGCTACAGGTAGTCATTTAAAAGCACCACAACCAGAAGGTGGCGCTCGTAAAAGATCTTTCTGTGCAAGAATGTCTGGCATGCCAGGACCCATGAAAGACGAGAACGGCAAACCCACAAGAAAAGCAGCGTCACTAAGACGCTGGAAGTGCTAACTTACTTACGGTAACGTTTACCAACCCACCCTTCGGCAGCGAGAGGAAAATCGGGCGCCCATTGTGGCGGAGTGGTCATGATCTTAATGACCTCATCGAGTGCAACATCTTGTTTAGCTTCATCAACTAATATTAGGACCTCATCGTGGATACTGTTACACACACTATATCCTTTATCTTCAAGACTGAGCATAGCCATGGCAAGGAAATCCCTAGCGGTTCCTTGGACGGCACTCTGAAATATGGAGCTTCCGATAAGAACGTTCCTCGTCCACTTACGGGTAAATGTATTAAGTCCATGCACAGTAACAGCAAGCTTCTCAGCTCCCCAAGGCGTCATAACAGTTTCTAGTTCTGGCCTTTGCCAACATATTAATCTACCGCTCGGTAGACGCATCCACAAAGCCCCCTTGTCGTACTTCATCACCACCTTATTATTAGCCGCAATAGGTGTCGCCGGTGTCTGCACGGCCTCAATCGCCGCGTTCTCGCAAGCGTACCATAGTTCTTTTACTTTTGGATAGGACGCGCGATAATTATCTACGGCGCTCTTGGACTGTACCGGATTGAGTGACACACCCATACCCTTGGCGTACTCAACCAATCCCTTGGCGCCCTGTCCGAACATGCAACCAAGTACGGCGGATTTAGAGACTTGCCTTTGATCCTTAGTTACCTCTTCGTAAGGTACTCGGTACAATGACTGAGAGGCAAATACCTTGTACTCATCTAATCCTTGTCGGAAGAGCTCAACTTTGTCGTTTTGATTGGCGATCCATGACGCCACTCTATTTTCGATCGAGCTAAAATCGACGTCCACGAAGGTCTTAGCCATAGGAGCATGTATTGCACTTCGTACAAGCGAGGACAATTCTCGCATTGTACCAACTCGTTCCCTAAAGACGCTTGGAATCGCGACTGCAATCTCTTCATCGCTAAGTACGGGACGCGCAATATTTTGCAAATTAAGTCCACCGCGAGAAGCCCAACGGCCAGTACTCGCGCCATGATAGACCAATGTATTTCGTATTCTTCCTTCATTTTGTATCTCCAACATTTTAGCGTACTTAGCCACGCTAGTTTGGCTTCCTTCTTGTCTTAATTCTAAAACCCTATTAATAGTAGGGATTTTGTAAACATCTTTCAAGGCCTCAGAAACTGTTTCGGCAGTCAAGTCTTTTAAGTTAGCCCCATGCTCATTTAGCCATTTTAATAATTTGGCTCGTTCTGATGGTTTGCACCCAGTGAGCGCTAGTGTTTCTTGATCAATTTGGGCTTGAGCGTTTTCTACGGCCTTAACCGCATTTTCCAACTCACAAGGATCGACGGGAACACCCCTAATATTAATACGCTGGGTCAACTCCCATATCTTTTGTTCTGATGCGTCCAGGGGTCTTAGCAAACGCCCTATGGCCATCTCTGTCTTAACGTCCTGGCGACAGTACTCAAACAGCTGATTTATAAGTTCGGGGTCTTTATTAAATCCGTCTTTGTATGGTTTGCATAGTTTCTGAATAAGACGCTTACCAATAGGATCTTTTTTATATTCGGCATCTATAAATGTGCCAGCGTCATCTAAGCTTTGTGGAATATTATTGGCCGCAGCTATGGCCATGGTGTCAATACATTGTTCTAATTTTAGTGGTGGCCAGCCGTACTTAGGCACACAGACGCAGTTCCAGATGGCATACTCGAACATGGCGTTCCATGCTTGGATTTTGCCACCGTTGTTTACGTGGTCTAATAGTTTGGATAAGAAATGCCCGTAGTGTGGGTTATTAACTTGGTCAGTTACTAACACATCGTTAGGTTCGGTGCCGAACGCAATACACAACACTTCTGTTGAGGGATCGTTGGCGTATACATCCAGCCCTCTATCTTTCAGATCAATCGCTGATCTAGTTTCAAAGTCAATACTATAGATCATTTATCCTTGTCTTCCATGTTCAAATCTTGCAGATTTAGCTTTATTACAAGCATGTTCAATAATTTGAGCATATTGTTCACAATTATGTGTAAAAAAATTATCGTATTCATCCCACCAAAGTCTGTCTTTATAACAATTTAATGCGTATCCACTTCTATCAAAAGAATCATTTATTTTTATTTTTTCATTATTTTTAATTTTTTCTAAAAGTACTTGATAGTAATCTTCTTCTTCATAATCTATATAAAATGCTTCTTTCCAAGTATTATACATTTTAGGTTCTGGAACTCCATCTAATATAATAAGATCAGAACCACATTCGTCTTGAAATTTTATTATTTTTAAAAGTTCTTCTTTAGTTATATCTTTTAAACTAGATTTAACTTCAAACCATTCATAATAATTGCCATAATCTACTTTAAAATCTGGTAAGTATTTTGTACCATCTTTTAATTCAAATCCTTCTGGTTCATATTCCCATTTTAATCCCATAGTATCAAAAAATACGGCCCATCTAGCCTCAAGACGAGATCTAAAATGATATCCTTTGTATTTAGTTTGTATTACTTTCATTATTAATCTTTCCAATATTTAGAATCATATTCATCTCGCAATACTGCTGACCATCGATCAACAGCATCATCAGAGTCATAGTGTAATCCCTCGTTGCCATTTTGTCCAATAATATCGATACGAGACTTTTTAGGTTTACCAAAAATGCGTTCAAAATTGGCTTCGAATTTTTCTAAATCTGTGGGTCTTTGTTTATCACCTTTGCCTGCTTCACTTACCATTTTGATTCTCCATTTTTGTTATTTTCTTTTTAAGCCAAAGATAATCAGCCATTGCATCACCTTTACCTTTATCATACCAGTTCAATGCTTGTTTGCTAAATAATTTTCTAACAATCCAAGGTAAACTCATATGGAATTCTAACATACTTAATTCAAGCTTTCCTTCTATCAGATTCATTTTTTGTTTTTTAGTGAGTTTCATTTCCAAAATCCTCTTCTGTTAATATGGGTTGATCTTTTTTAGCATCTTTTAACATCATTTCTAATACTCTAATAATTTCTTCAGGATTATCGCCTATCACTTCATCTCTTTCACTAAAAGCCATTAATTCGCCTGTTTCTCTATAAAAGACTTCATTTAATCCATAATATATTTCTTTTGTTTTAGGGCAAATTCGTTTAATGATCCTATAGTTCCAAGTCATTTTGTATATTCCCTTACCTTTTTAAATACTTCTCGTCTATCACTAAATTTAATCTTACCTTGTATTTCTACAGGATAAAAAAATGCAGTCCAGCCGTGATTAGCATGAAATGTTCCTGTTACTTTTTTACCGTTAATGGTATCAAAATAAATCCAGGGATAATTGGCCGCAAAGGTTACATTTATACCTATCTTTTCAAGTCTGGTTTTAAATGTTGATAATCTATCAGTCATTCCTTATCCTTATCCTTATCCTTATCTTTATTCATAGTATGGATATGTTTTTCTTTTGGTATGGTAAAAATTTCAATAGGGATATCTTTTCTTTTATAAGCATTGTCACGACCTAATTTATATCCAGCTATCCATGCCTGCCACATCTTTTCATCGTCATATTTTAATTCACACATACTAGGACTTTGTAAAAATACTCTTTCATACCACCATGTAAACTCTTCGTTTAATTCAGGTTTCATTTCTTTAGGTTGTGGTTTAATGCGGTATTCCCAATGAGTTGCATCCCAAATTGGAGTTTCAACATATTGCCATTCTTCATTTTCATCAGATACCCATTTAGCTTCAATCTTTTTACCTTCAGCCCATGCTTTTATTTCTTTATGCCATTTATGTTGTTTCATTTTAATCTCCTAATCATTTTTTATATATCCAATTAGGATCCCACATATCGCGATAGGGATCATCTTTATAAAAGTCTTGCTTCATCATCTCTTCAAATTTCTTTTGCTTTTCCGGCGATAAGGCAGAAGAATATTTAGTAACATTTACTTTTTTATATAAGTATTCTACTGCATTAGCTGTTATTGTAATAGGGCTAATATCTGCTGCATCCATATTAATCTCCAAATAAAAAGAGGCTCCAAACTACAGAGCCCCCCACTTCACCACCACGATGAAATTGTTTAGCTGTAAATTCCATTATATTTCACAAACGCCGCTCACGCAAGCTAACATTTGTGCACCCTCTACATTGTCAGTTAATTCTTGGAATTTAGTCCAATCAATCACAGGCATAGAGGTTTTTAATGTATTGTAATCTTCTTCTGAGCATTCTTCATAAGGCGCTTGTTTATAAGTGTGTTCAGAATATGGTAAGAATGAAACTCCACTAATTTCGTCAAAGTGATTCCATACCCATGCACCGACACTGGGCCAATCTTTTTCTTCGACCGATATTGTAACAGAAGGTTTGTGTTCGCACCACTCTTTTTGATAGGTCAACCATAATTCTAGGTGATCTATGGGTGTAACATCTGCCCTTGTTAATCCGTCTGGCGCTTTTTGAGGGAAGCTGAATACTGTCGTTTGCGTCGGTTTATATACGCAGTCTTCGCTAGGAATGCCCTGTTCCACAAGGAAGGTTGTAAGTGGATCTTTTTTGTCGCCACGTACTCTTCTGATATAGAATTTAGAATGTCTTGGATGGATTCCTGACGCAGAGTCAACAAGTTGAGAGACTGTTCCACTTGGCTTGACGCAAGTGATTGCGGCGCTTGGTTCAATGCCAAGTTTTTCAGCCCATTCTTTGTTTGTATCTCTCGCCACATCTCTGAGCTCGTTAAGAATTCCATTTAATTTCTCCCCTTGTGTAGTTAATAATGTATTGTCAAATATACCAGTTAATGACACACCAAGCAAGCGTTCTGCTTCGGTGTTATTTTGCCACACTTTTCTTAAATACGGGAATTTTGTGAACGTCGATTGAATTGTACCCAAAATGGTAGCCAATTTGACTTTGTACATAAGAGTTTCTTTGGTGTCGTCGTGACGTACAACAGCCTCCGTGAGGTTACAAAATTGATACGGACGAAGAATGATCTCTGAGCACGGGTTAGTACCGAACTCGAAATTTGGATCGCGGTGCCCGAATTTGGAAACCGTCTTCTTAGCTGCCTCGCGATTGAAAATGCCTCGTTCACCCGAGTGCGAATTGTAGAGGGAGAGCCATTCCTCCATGAATTTGCCAACTGTAGGCGTCTCGTTGTACACTGCGGAATTATTCGCCAGTGCACGGTGCGGTGCTGTGTCCCACCAAGGTCCCGCTTTTGCATGTCTAATCCTTTCATCGTCTAGGTCTGATAGTGAGATCATAGCAGAACGACGTACGCCACCCACTACAACCACTTCACCAATTTTACACATAATGTCGTGGCACTCTAATGAATTGAGTTTACGGCCATGCGCATGTTTAAATACTGCGACCACAAAATTAAATAGATCAATCAGTGGTTGTGGACCGGACGCCCTACCACCAAATGTTTTTAATCGAGCACCGGCGGGGCGAATTTTTGATACATCCCATTGTGGTACTTCGCCTGCCCATAAATGAGCCAATATTAATCTTAATGCTTTTGCCCAACCTTCTTTCGAGTCATGGACTGCAATCGTGTGATTGGATTCATATAGAGTGTCTGGCACTTCGGGCAGCTTGTTAATATTACTTGCTTCGACTGAAAAACCAACTCCTGTTCCGCACAATAAAATAAACATGGCTTCATCAAATGATTTAGGATCATCGACGGGTAAGTAAGAACAGTTGTAAACGCATGTGTTATCACGATCAGCACTCTTTCCTGCCGTCATCATGGCACGCATGGAAGGCATCAGTTGATGGTTAAAAATAGCGTCAAAGATTTCTTTCTTTAACTCTTCGTTGTCTTTAATAGGTTCAGTGTGACTAAATATGTAGTCTACAAATCTTTGCGTGGTTTCGCCCCATGTCTCACGACGGGCTTTTTCATCGATAAATCTAGCGTATCGACTCGCTGCAATGTACTCTCTATATTGATCCATTTATTATCTTTCTTGCAATAGACTCAGCGTACTTGTTCGCGTCCTTTTCTTGAATACGAAATTGATACTGAGTGGGTGGTGTAAAAATTTTGTTTGTATCTTCAAAACGACCTTCTTTTATGGTATCCATCCATATCGTTACCTGTGGTTCAAACAGTGCTCTCATAAGTAGTGTAGGGCAAACAAAGTCACATATCACAAAGTCCGTATTTTCATCACGTGCTAAGTAATACATGCGCGCTGCTTGCCTTAACCTACCCTTGTCAGTGAAATCCCAATCATTAAAGTCTTCACGAATCTTATCGGCATTAAACCATTTCACAGATTGTTTGTGATTAATTAACTGCTTCAAGAGGGCACGAGCAAGTGTCGTCTTACCCGCACCCGGAAGCCCCATAATTAGGATCTTTTTCATTAAACTGCGAAGTCTGCAGCGGCGGATGTACCACCACCAAGTTTTTCACCGTCTTCTGTTTTTTGAACATTGTTTAATCCAACCGCAATACCTTTAGAACCTGAGGCATTGTATGGATAGAGTGTTACAGATGCACGACCATAGCAACCGCTATAGAATTCTGATGGATCAATGATCGCATTCATATCTGCATCTACAACACCTGGTTTATTAGCTGAGTTAGCATTTACAAAGTATGAATTAGCATAAGCCGGATCATCCTTCTCTGCGTCACCATCACGTAAACCACCTTTTAAACCTTTTGGTACTGCGCCACCAAAGAAAGCTGCGTTTGTATTTGCCGCATCTTCGAAAGCTTTTTGAAACTTAGCAACTGTTTCAGTATCAGATTTTGGAATGATAATTGATACTGAATACTTTGGTGTACCGCCTTCAACAGCAGCTTGTGGTTGAAACACATGCGCATATGAGAAACGTACTTTACCAGTTACAATTTTAATTTTATTAGTTGCTGCCATATATTACTCCTTAACGTTAGAATCAAACTTCAATCGGGGCTGATTCGTCTACCCGTAAAAAACATATTACACTACTTTTAATCATCATGCAAGATTTTATTATTTTGCATAGCTTTTTTAATAGCTAATGCATTAATAAAGTCTTTTTTATATGATTCTTCTTCAAGCATTTCGGGATCTACAGATACCAATAATAAAATCTGATACACTGAGTCGCGGAGCAAATTGATCTCATCACGTAATCCACTATTAGTCAACGGTTCAAACTCTTTTGTATATTTTCCAATCAAACTATCTGGTACAGAATACACTTTTTCATAGCATTTAACAAGCATATTATTCATATCTTAAGTAAGACGGAAGCTTTATTTTTTCTTTAAAGTTCTCTATCTGATTGGTAAATTGTTCGTAGCGTTCTCTGTAAACTTTTGAATCGGTGAACTTGAGATCTGGAATAACTAGCTGAACATTGTACACGTAACAGTACTCATAAAAGAATTGAGCGTGCACCAACTCTCTTTGAAGTATTTGTCTTATCATACTGTCCAGGGCGTCTCCCTTTAATTTTGGATTCTCAACAGCGAAGTAGCGTTTTGTGATTTCTACAAAAGACCAAAAAGAATCCTGAACATTTTCTCTTGTTAGGAATATGTTTGTTTTTTGTAAATTAAAAAAGTTAATTGAGTGATTGTTTATAACTGCTCTATCAAAATCAATCGTTCTTAAAAATGCAGGGTTCTTTGGATTATGCTCCGGCACTTTTATTTCATGGATTAAATGCTTGAGTGGCTTTTTAATATCCATGTTAAGTATCTCATCGTAAAGAGGTACCTTTAATTGTTTGGCTAAATCATAACAAAACTTTGTTGACCCACAACGTCCTATTGAGGAGACAATCATTTGAAATCATCCGCAGCGTTGGCTGAAGTATCTCTTACCAATTTAGGTGACCCCTCTGGGCGTTGTACTAAATCACCTAACCAAGCTACCACTTGACCTTTGGCCGCTAACTTTTCTAGCGTTGCGATAGATTTTAGTTTGACAGGTTCATAAATGGTATCTTTAGGAAGACCCTTTTCAAGTAGCACTTTGGCAGCAAGTTCAGTATCAGTGATCTTGCGATGTGTTGTTGTCGTTGTTAATTTAAAACCGATCGGGATCTTATGTTCATTGACAGCTCGATCAAGTGCGTGAGTTTCTACATCATTTACCCATGTGCGTAAGTCTTGCGCTTTTGATAATACAATATTAAGCTCATCTTCTGTTAATAAAGGAGGTTCTTTAAAATCGAGTTTAGCTAGCTCATTATTATAATCAGCTCGCGCACGACACAAAGCTTTTGCCTTACAGAATTGGCAATGATTTCCAGGTACATAGTTACCCGATCCTGTCCAAGCTTTTGCTGCTTTGGGTTTTACAAAATACTCTGCCCAATCCACAAGTTTATGAAGGGTTGTGCTATCTGTTGTAATGCTATCCAATCGAGGTTGGATGATTGTATATTTAACTTCTTTGATATTTGGGTACTTGACTTTAAATTTATTCCATGCGCCTAAACTATACAATCTTAATTGTGGATTATCTATAGCTGATACAGGAATGCCTGCACCATATTTTAAATCCATGACATGAATTGAATTTTCTGATAATACTACAACGTCTGCAGTTCCGAAGCCGTCATTTACCCATTCTGAAAAGTCTACCTTTTGTTCAAACATAGGCTCATCGTTGGCACCAATCTGCGATCTTACATAGACAACATAGTTATCTGTATAAACTTCCATCTCTTCATTATAGTATTGAGTGAGTTTAATAATCTCAAGCTCTCGTTTATATTCCTCACTACTAATCTGCCCATAATGGAGACGCAGTTTGATTTCAGATAAAGTGTGGGCTGTTGTGCCTTCTGCTGAATAATCAAATGCATTTGGGTTTCTTGGAGTATCGGGGAGTGTACTTTCGAGTCTTGCGGAAGGAGTACATGTTAGCCATCTTTTGGATCCGGAGGCTGAGAGAAATGCGTGTGCAGTCATTTTAGTCTTTCAATTCGTTAAAAAGTTACTTATACTAATGCAAAAAAATACCCCTTTCGGGGCATTATTTTTTAACTAAATTGAAAATATTTTTATTGCTTTAAGGCGGAAATTAGGTTAGCTATTTCTTTATTAAAGTCGACTACAACCTCTGCTTTGAGATCAATCTTTTGTTCTCTTGAGTCTTTGTAATCATCGGGGTATTGGCCTCGTAATGCAATCTCTGCAACACGGGAATTGAATGCTTTGTTTTCGATATTGGCTAACATCAAATTTTCCCAATATGCTTGACCATAGGTTGTTGCTAAATCCATAGCTTCTGCAAATACAGGATCTTCTTTTTTAAGTTTAAGCGCAGTTGTTTTACTTATGCCAATTGCGGCGTACATCGCTTTTTGTGATGCACCTTGCTGCCCAAGAAGTAAAATCTTCTTAGCATCTTCTTCATTAAACTTATATTTTTTGTTTGTTGCCATTATGTTATTTCTTTAAACCTTTTAATGTTTCTGCAAGTCTTGCGCGTTTACCTGTCACACCAGGTTTCTTTGCTGCAGCTGCAAGTTTGCCAGCGGGAATCTTTTCACCTTTTTTAACACCAAGAGATTGTTTTAATGCACCTGGTTTTTTAATTGCTTTCTGAATCCACTTTTCTGCCATCTTGTATTCTCCTAATGACTTCTTCTTTTTGTTTATTGGTGTAGTTATACCAGTCTACTATTTCGGATACATGTCGTTTACATCCACGACAATATTCGTTGTCTAATCGACAAACACCGATGCAAGGGCTATTAGTAGGCATAGGTTTCCCTATTCCTACTAATGCACAAACTAGTCTTTTTTCG